GGATGGCGACGCTCGCCCAGCCAAAAGCCAGCATCCGCTCGTCATCGCTTTTTGCAATGCGGAGGCCGTGCTTTTTCTTCACGCCGCCTTCAGCAGGGGGCGTATCAGGGGGCGGCGTTGCCGCGATAAGGTCATTGAATGCAATCATCGGTGTCCTTTCTGCCAGTAGTCGGCTGGCTGTTCGACATATTCAACAGTACACCCGCAGCGAGGATGCGCCGGGGGCAGCATTTTCTGCCCGGCAAACAGGAGCCTGCCGGTATAGCTAAAGGAATCATCCATGCCGATTTCCATGCCGTCCAGAGCTTCGCAAGTTTCGCACACAGCGTCATCTCCAGATGTGCACCAAACCTTTATCATGGGGCCGAGAAGCCCGTCATGCTGTGCCTGCCGAATTCCAAGGTCTGCGCCTTGGTTGAATGAAAAGGCAAGCTCGGTCTGCGCAATGGTGGCAGCTCTGTACTTGTGGGCCTTCTCAGCATACCGGGAGGCAGATTCGAGAGCTTTCGTTCTGGCAGCCTCAGCTTTCATTCGGGGGTGGTTGTCCTTGATGGAGGTCAGCACGGTTTCGTAATATCTCACAGTAGCGGCAGACTGCTGTGCAGTCAGACCGATACATGGGCGAATCAGGCGGGCCAGCTCATCAACGGTGTGTCCCTCGGTCATCTTCTGGGCCAGCAGAGCACGTATTGCTTCCCGCTGCACCTCAGAACTCCGGGTAACGAAAGAGGCTCCACGGCTGGCAATCCATTGCGCTGCGCCGGGGGCCTCAGTTTCAAAATAGAATTTATCGAGTTGCAGGAGGGCAGGCTGTGCCATGGCTCCAGCCGAAAGAGCTTTCATCCAGACAGCAGAAAACTCCTTGTCAACGAACGTAGAATAGTCCTGTGTGAACTCCATGAACACATCTTCGTCCAGCTCTCCCTTCAGGACAGCTTGCCGTATCTCTTTGTAAGAGAGGGCTTGCTTTTGGTCGTCCCAGAGGCGGCAGAGCTTTTTGATTGGTTCGCCCTGCTCGTCAACGAGGTACTTTTCCAGCTTCTTCAGCACCGCGCTCTTTTTCTTGCTGCGCCGCGGGCGGGCCTTCCAGACCTCACCTGGACGCGGAATCCTTACCAGCATTCGCAACCCTCCCCAGACGCTTTTTTGCGGCCTCGATAGCCGCCTCGTCATCCTCCAGAGCATCACTCTGCCCGGCGGCGGTCTTGGGCGGCTCAGGTTCAGGGTTGAGCCTGCGGCCATCCAGCAGCCTTGCCTCGGCAGGCACGGTGTCAGTGGTGCGCTTGGGCAGTCCACCGGTCTGACGCACAAACTCTTCCAGAGCTTCATCGGGGATAAGGACACCCACGCCCACCATATCTTTGATGTAGGTGGACAGCTCTTTCAGGTCTACGTCCTGAATGTCTCCATGGGTCATCTTCGGATAGTCCGTGATGCCGGAGAACTTCTCGCCGTTGATGTCAATCAGGCCCGGAATACCGTGCGCGTTGAACTCTTCGCAGATGATGTCCAGATAAGCACCAATAGCCATTGCAAACAGGTTGGTCTTGTCGCTGCTCAAAGCAAAAGAGCCGACCTTTTCATGGCCCAGCTGAATGAAGTCAGCAAGGACAGTCTGGCTGATTTTGGTGTCATATCTCTCGATGATGGCGTTGGTATCAAACTGCCGGGAGCCGCCGGTGCTCATCAGCTCAAAGGAGTATCCGAAGGGCAGCACAACGCCCTCGCTCTCATCCCGGCGAACATTCTTCACCATGCCTTCCAGCCCGGTGCGCAGCTTGACCATATCTGGGTCGTCAGCATCCCAAGGGTTTACACCTTCCGGGGTGGTGATAACAGGCAGGCCAGCAAGGTCACGCTCGATGCCGATGCCCTCTATCTCCTGAATTCGCCGCTTAAAATACCAAGAGTGGTATGCGGTACGCAGGATAGAGCGGCCCTCAGGGTTGTCCTTGCGGCTCCGAGTGCGGAACAGTAGACACTTTTCGATGGGAATAGTAATCAGGCCAAAATCCGGCGGCGGCATCTGCGTCATGCCAGTGAGGTTGTCTTGGTCGTCATACTCCCACTGGTAAAGGGTTTCTTGAGAACGAATGGGCAGCTTGGCCCAGCCGATGAGACCATCAGAGAACTTGGAGTTGGTGCGCTTATCTTTCGTTCGGCCCATGCGCCGTTTATAGACGATCTCGTGCAAGCTCCAGCCATACGTGAGGAAAGACAGGATTTCGGAGATGGTGTCCGTCCACGTCATGTCCATATCTTCCATACAACTCTGCACGAACTCAGCAGCTTCTCTGTCCTTGGCCGTGCTGCCGCCCGGCTCCACATTCCAGCTGGCCTGCCGCACGAGCATCTCAACAGCAAAGAGGATTGCACCAACGGTTTCGTCATTATTGGACATCTCGGTGAAAACTTCTGCTCCCTTTCGGCCTCTCAGTTCGGAAAGAAACTCCTCGTAGAAGATACCGCCGTATCTGCGCTGACCAATACGGCCCAGCTCCTCAGAACCTTTGCTCATAGCGGTTCGCCTCCTTTCTCGTTATTTGTTTTTCCAGTAGCTGGCCTTCTGCAGCCCGCCGGAAGTAGGGGGCGCGGCAGCCACCGCGCTGCTCTCCAGCTCAGCAAAAGCGGAAGAGCCTGCATCGACCATATCTTTGAATTTGGATTCGGGGAAGCTCTCCAGCTCCGAGAAGTACATCTCGTTCCAGTCGGCCAGCAGGACATCGACATTGCCATGCTGCCACTGGGCGGCAAATGGTTCGGCTCGAACCTCCTTGCTGCCAGATTCGGCAATGGTCTTTACGGGGAACCCAGCCAGCATCTTCACAAAGCTCTGGGCCTGCGCTTTACCAGCCTGTCCGGGGTCTTTCGGCAGCCTCTCCACAACTCTCTTGTGTGTTTTCTTATCCATCTGGGCGGTCTGTTTGATGTGTGTGCGGACATCATCAGCAGACAACCGCTGGTTGGTGACGTTCGCCACAATATAGCGGCCATTACGCCGCTTGCCCAGCAGAACGCTGGCGGTGTAGGCAGGCTCTCCGTTCTCGTCCTCAGCAGTGGCGGCCAAATCCCAGCCACGCGCCCATGCGACAACGTCTTTTGGCAGCTCATCCAGCAGGGTGACCTGACTGCGCTTGAAGTAGAGGCCCGCTGCCGCCTTGATCTTCCAGTTGCCGTTGAGTAGTCTTTCTCGTTCAACTTCCAGCAGGGCATTCAGGTTGGCGATATATCCGGGGTCGCTCTCCATCAGCACTTTGTTGTCTTGCAGGCGGGAGGCGATAAAAGTCACGCTTTTGCACTGCTCAGGGGTAACATCGTGCTCTTTCTCCAGTTCCTCCACGCTCCCTGCAAAGTATATGGTGTCATTCAGAACGCACATATACCGCACCTGTCCGCTGCGCTCAGGGATGGGATAACCGGTATCTTGGTCAATCCACCAAGATATAAAATCGGCCACCCAGCTATCCGCATCGGGATTGCAGGTGGCTCGAACATAAGGCCGGATGCCGCAAGTAGAGCGGTTACGGCTCAGCATATAGAGGAACTGTTTGCGGCTGAAATGTGTCAGCTCGTCAAAGCCAAGGTAACAAATTTCTGTGCCCTGCCAGCCCTTCAGGTCATCATCGTTCGTGATGTGAGCGAAGTTCAGGCGGGCACCGCTTCCAAATGTCCAATGCAGCTTCGGGGTCATACCCGGCACTGCATCAGGCACAAGGTCGTAAATCTTATGGCTGGCATCCCAAAGGCCGCCCTGGGCTGTTATCTGGGTATAGGAGTGACGGAAGATAACGCCGCCGAATCCCTTTACGTCCCTGTTCCGCAGCCCCTCCAGCAGCAGAGCGTATGTTTTGCCGCCTCCAGCAGCTCCTCCGTAAATGACGATATCGGCTTTCGAGGCCATAAACATGGTTTGCGGGCCAGCTTGCGGGCCGATGGTTGCCGCCTCTCTCTTATCCCGTCCATTGTCAGGGATACAGATTGGCATATATTCCACGGTGAAGATTTTCTCATCTTCCTGCCCGGCGGCACCAGCTCCAACTTGGTCTGTCAGTTCTCCAAGCAGCCGAATTGATGCCGTATCTCCATCAAGAAGAGCTTTCTGCATCAATCGCGCCACAATGGCCGCACTATACGTCTGGTCGTCTTTGGCAACGCCGTAGACTTCCAGACTTGCGCCCATAGTCTTTCCGACATGGGCATTCATGAGCTGTTGGGCCAGCTCTTTCATGTTTTTCTTGGCCCGTTTTGCTTCTCCAGAGGCGATGCCGGCCTTTCTTGCGTTCTCGACCCGTTCTTCTCGTGTTTTTCTCGCGTTTACCTCATCAATAGGCATGAGGTTCTTTTCGTTGGCCACTTCACCACCTTCCTCTCGTTTTCAGGGCAGAGAAGTCAGATGAAGCAGGCATCTTTCCGGCCAGCAAGCAGCATCTCGTGGACATACATATTCGGCCCGGTCATGCGGCAAGGAATGTCACACCCTGCCATATCGGTTGCAGCTCGGTTCTTCTTCTCCAAAATATCAGGGTCGAGGATGTGGCCGATGATCTGATACGGCTTGTGGCAGCAGTACATAACTTCGCCGCGCTCATTCAGGGCGATTTGCGCCCACGATGCGGTGCAGGATTCTTCCTGACGGTCCAGCAGCTCCCACTTGAAATTGAGCACCACCCGGCTGTCGTTCGCTGCCAGTTCCTTCACCGCCTCCATCGTCCTTGCGGCCTGCTCCTTCGCCATATCCAGAGCGTAGGCTTTCCCGCCTGTGCTTTCGATGGGCCGGAATGCAATATAATCCACGAGAAGGTCGCAATTGGCCTCGTAGAAGCGCATAACGTCATCAGGAGATGTAACAACACACTGAATGCCCAAAGACGTTCTTGGGCTGTGCTGGCGTTTCCACACGGCGTAGTCCTGAATATTCTTCACGACAACAGCATACTTTCGCACACCACGGCGGTGCTCGTAGCTATCTTCGTCCCATCCATCAAGGCTGACTTTCAGGTAGTCAGGTCTGGGCAGCCTCAGCACATTGAAATTCGTGTTGATGCCATAATGCAGCCCTTTTTCGTCCATCCATTCGGTGATGCGGTCAAAATCAGGGGTGAGCGTAGGTTCTCCGCCTCCGGTCAAGATGAAGCCCTCCACGCCCATTTCCATCAGGCGGGTGGCATACTTGCAGAAGCCCTTGAAGCTCATAGCTCTTGCGCCGGGGTCAAGCTCCCATCTCCCGTATGTGCAGTAGGGGCAGCGGTTATTGCAAAAGTTGTTCAGGAATATATCTGCCGTAATAGGCTTATGCTCTCCCACAATGCGGTCGAGGTGGGCGAGCATCTTATTCCCGGCGATGTTCTGCATCGTTCTTCTCCTTTCGGTATTTCTGGTTCAGGATTTTTGGGACGCAGCAGTCCCAGTTTATCTGATGGTGGGTGCGCTGGTGGCTCCCTCCCATTTTTCCGATCTCCACACAAGACGGCATAGACATGACAGAGTAGAAAGATTTCGTGTACGTCCCGCTCTCCTTATACGCCTCAGTCATACCGCCGGACAGGCTTTGTGTCTGGATCTGCGTTACCTGACAGCGCATAAATGTGAAAAACAGTACGCCGCGGCTACCAAGGGTGGTGTAGGTAGTAACATCTTCGTTCATCGTTCCACGGAACTCTACGGGCGTATCGGTCCTGCAAAACATGCTGTTCATGCACTTCCGCTTCAATCCCATCTTGTACCCGCCACCATTTACACCGCCTATCATGTCACCACTCTGAGCAAGGGCAACCATAGCAGCACCTGAAGCATCAAGAAACGTAAGCATAGCCTCGAACAGGCCATCCAACTGCGGCCCGACCATGGATTTTCCTTTGAGCTTGGTTCCTTCCGGCCAGCGAATCAAGATGTCTTTGTAGTCATCGTCCAGCATGAGGAAGTATTTCAGCCCCAGTTCTTTGGCGATTCTCCAGCTCTCATTTCGGGCGTACAAGATGGCTCGATGCTCGCAGATATTGTCCATCGTGTCAGCTCTGGCAACAGCAGCAGCCTTATCGAACATGATGACGTTCTCGGCTCCATACTTCTCCCGGTACAGTTCCGCTTCGTCATCTTCGTTGTCAATGATGAAATAGACCTTCCCGGAATACTTCTGCCGCTTCAGGGTGTCTGCGGTCACTACGTTGTCGGCTCTCCCGTGGGTCAGGATGAACACAGCAAAATCATCACGCAGCATGGCTCACTCCTCCATCAGCTCAGAAACCTTGCTGGAGAGGGCCACAAAGCCGTTACGAATAGCATCTTCCTCGTCAATGACGACAAGAGCCGACTTTTCCATCAGCTCCTGCATCTCAGGGGAGGCGTGGGCGTAATACTCAGCAATCTTCCGATAATTGAAAACCGTATGCCGGCCTGCGGCTCTCAGCAGAAAGCCTTTTTCATCAGGCCGCAGCTTGGATGCTTCGATCTCCGCAATAAGGTCATCCGTCTTTGCGGTATCATACAGAGCAGAGAGGTCAGGGCATTCGCCGGTCGGCTCATACTGCGGAATGGTAGTTTCGGTGGTATAAGGGTTATCGGCTACACCCTCGATCAGGTCTACGGCTTCCAGAGCAAAGCCAAACTGTTCCATGTCGATGTTGGCAATGCCAGCTAATTCCTGCGCCAGCTTCTCATCATCCCACAGGGCAAGCTCGCCGGTCTTATTGTCTGCCAGCCGGAAAGCATTGACCTGCTCTTCGCTCAGGTCATCAGCTACAACACATGGCACAGTTTTGAGCTTCAGCTTCTTGGCGGCTTTATAGCGCGTGTGCCCGGCCACAATGACGTTGTTCTTATCCACAACGATGGGAACCTTGAAGCCAAACTCCTTGATGGAGGCGGCAACAGCATCCACAGCATCGTCATTCTGCCGGGGGTTGTTCTCATAGGGATGCAGCTCGGAAATTTTCAGACTTACGATGTCCACGGTCAGACCTCCCATATATTTAGAATTTTGGCAAAAATAAAACCCCGCCGTGTGGGCAGGGTCATTGATAATTTTGCGCTAATATGATACAATAAAGCCGTCCGGAGTAGAGTTTCCGGGCGGCTTTTTCGCTTTTCAGGCTCCCCGCTGCTGGCAGGCTTTCAGGGGAGCCTGATTTTTTTACACCTTGATTTTGCTATCGCGGATGATCTGTGCGGCTTCTTCAGGGGTCTTTGCAGTGGCCTCGATGAGCTTTGCCAGATTTTCCAGATACTGATTCAGTTCCGGGGTGGTCATTTCGTCCATGTCCTCGCTTCCTTTCTGGATGAACCTTTTGCGGTTCCTCTCTACGCTACTATTATACTACTTTTTGTGTATTTTGTAAAGCGTTTTTAACGAAATTTTGGCGTATCCATGCACTTTTTAGACCGCATATTTGGCGCGGCAGAATAGAATCGAACTATCAACCGGCGGTTTTGGAGACCGCTGCTCTTCCAATTGAGCTACTGCCGTACAATGGCCGCCTTTCGGAATCGAACCTTCCGTGGCTACTCCCACGAACGCGCTCCACGTTGCGCTAGGGCGGCATCTGGTGACAATTTGTCACCAGTTCACTGCCCTCACGCGCTCAGCTTGCGCAAGGGCAGCATATAAAAATAGCCGATGGCTGGACTTGAACCAGCACCACAGAGCATCAGCCTCCCGGATGACAGGGGCCGGAAGGAATCAGCTCTGCGTATCGTCAGTGTGACGCGGGTTAAATGCCCGCCGCTCTGCATTGAGCTACAACGGCATATAAACAGCCCGTTCCTGCGGTGGTCAGCTCAGGGACGGGCTGTTATTTTTGGACACACACGCGGGCGGCTGATAAGTACCGCCTTGGCGTTCCGGGGCCTCCGACTGGTAGAAAGCAAAAGTTTTGGAGGAATCCTAGAGAAGAAAGGTCTCGCCGTGTCAAAAGGAGAAAAGGAACCCAAGAGGTGCGCCGCGTATGGGTACCGCGGCAAGCTCCCGGTGGTTCATGGGGCCATGTGTCCACTTCGGCCTACGGGGTCGGCCGGTTCTGGTGCAGATGGACGGAATCAAACCGCCACAACACGATGCCTGCTGCTGGTGCTGTCATTTCATACATCCGCATATAAAGAGCCACCTACACAGCATTGGCTGTTTCAGTGGCGCATGGAACGCGATAAAGGGTAATGGGGAGGGCAGGCCAAACAGCTCGCGCAAGCCATCCAGCCCAGCCGAAGAACCTTCATCATGTCCGGCGCGTTTCCGCATTGCGCGGGTGCGCTTATGTCATTTTAGCACAGCCAGTGTACCGGCGGCAACACGGCGGCAACACGGCGGCGCACCGATGGCACACCGGGAAGGCGTAAAAAATAAAGCTCAGGTTTTGTGCATATTGCGCATTATGCACAGTTCTTTGAGATGTCGGGCCAAATCTCTGCTAGAGCTTCCAGACCGTGCCGGATGCTATCACAGGCAGTAGATTGCGCAACGCCCAGCTCTATGGATACATCCAGATACGTTTTGAGCTTGAAGTTGCCCTGTGCATCTCTGGTTTCGCACTCGATATAATATGCTCTCAGCGCATCAGCATCCCGCAGGCTGGAGCTGGTCTCGGCATAGACGATGCAGAACGTCCGTGAGATAGCCTCAACACGCAACTTGGTCAGCTCAGACATCATCCGGGACAGCTCCCGGCTTTCTCCATCCACCCTGCACACGGCATCCAGAATCTTGTCCCCATTTCCCGGCGACACGGGCATACCGCTAAAGCTCTGGGTGACTCTGGTAGCAGCATCCAGCTGCCTCTGCACTTTTTCCTTCTGGATGTTCACAGCCTCGGCCATATCGCGCAGCTTGCGGAACCACGCTCTAACCTCGGCCACTTCAGCCTGCTTCTCATCATCTCCAGCTTTCCACGCTCTAATCTTATCCATTTTGTTCCTCCCCGTTTTTTGCTTGAAAATAGATTGAAAATAGCTTAACGGTAGCTTGAAGCGGTAAATCTATCCTTCAGCACCTCATACAAAGTTTTGCGGGCTTTTTCGGCCAGCTTGTCCTTGTCGGTAGCGAACTTGAACTCCATGGGCACAGATTCCGGCGGTTTCTCAATGCTCGCGGCTTTCCCAAACGCCTGCTGGATACTTTCTGCCAGCTTGGTGCCCATATCGTCCAGCATCTCAGGGGTTCCGGCAGCAGTTATCTGAATCTCATAGTCGGGAACTCTGTGCTTGTCACATAAGATGCGCTCCAGCTTTTCCACCCGGCGTTCCAGCTGCCGGATGCGCTTGTTCTCTCTCTTGCTCATAGTTTCTGCTCCATTCAAACGAACTCTTTCGGCGGCAGCTCATACTCTGCGCCGATTTTCTTCCACATGTGCAGGCAGTACGGGTGGATGTTGATGTTCGCACTCTTGGGCGGGTGGAACTGGATAACGCACTCATCTTCACCCCAGAAGATGTCCTTTACCATGCACATCTCTTCCCATGTCGGGCAACGGTTGCTCAGGCTCACGCTAACGTGCTCCCAGCCGCCTCCCCACGAGGCAATAATGGCCACAGCATGAAGCCTATACCGCGGGTGGTGCAGATAGCCCATCAGACCATCAAAGCCCTCCTTGACAACCAGCAGGCGCCGGCTGCTCTTCATTTCCTCAATGCTTTTCATTGTTCATGCCCTCCAGAAACAGCAGCACACCGGGTGCCGCAAATCGGACACGATACGCCTTCAGGTCATCCTGCGTGACGTACTTCCTGCCGAACAGATTTTTCATATCGCACCAGACCAGCCACGGAACCCTGTAATAGGCGTTTGCTCCAAAAGAGCAAAGGACAAAGGCCACACCACCAAGAAGCGTTGTGCGGCTCAGGCAGGCCGCCTGCGTGGATGATACACGGTCAAGCCCCATCTTTCCGCTGTTCGTGTGCTTCGCTTCAAAGGTCACGGCTGTGCCACCGGCCAGAATGCCCTTGTAGTCAGGCTGGGCCTGCTTGGTATAGCAGGCAAGGAAGCGGCCAGAGCGGTCAGCTCCCCCCAGAGGCTTCATCGGCTCAGGGGTCTTTTCGATGTCTGCAATGCCCTTGGTGCGGTAATACTCGCAGGCAGAATTGATGAGGCTCTCAAAGCCAGCACCTTCGGCGCGGCTCCGTGCCCCGGTCATGCTCCGGCGCATGGTAGCGGATGTAATAGGTTTACGCATTGCCATTGTCGTTGCCCTCCTCGGCTTCCATCTGCCGCTTCAGCTCAGCAGCATCCACAGTAACATACCGGGTGTGGCTGAGGATATTATCGGCCAGCATCTTGCTTTTTTCGTCCATCGAGTTTTCGAGGATGTTTGCAGCAGCCCTCATGCCGGCCACCACAAATGGAAGGTCGGAGAAGTCAAACAGCTGAGCAAAGCCGCAAGCCTTGCCCACGATCTCCCCCATAGCCTCTGCCATGATGCGGCTGGCATCAGCATCTCGCCCGGCGGCGATAGCAAAGGCCATCTGCGAATTGTACGGAATCTTCGGTTTTTCGGTCATGTGTTTTAGTCCTCCCACAAAATAGCCTGCCCGCAGTTGCTGCAGCACTTGTTCGGCTTGTTAAAATAGCCATACAGGTAATAGCTGGAACCGCAGTTCGGACAGGCAAAGCCGTTTTTATATGGGCTGCGCGGAATCCTCAGCAGCAGGGCATCGCGGCCCATCGAGCAGGCTTCCTCGAAAACGGAAAGGCTTTCATATCTCTCGCGGTGCTTCGGGTCAAGAATCTCGGCGGCACGTTCAACGGGCATCTTCTCGCTCATCTTCCGGCCTCCAATACTCCACAAAATAGACGTACCCAGCCTTGCCGGTGCGCTTCTCTTTGCCCCAGCTGACAGCGTAGCCATTCTGGGCCAGAATCGCGGTCAGGGTTCGGCGGTCATCCACGAGGTTGCAGTCGATTTTGAAATGCTGTGCCATGTGCTCACATCCTTTCCGCTTTCGCTTCTTCATCCCACTTGTCCATCATAGAATCAAGGGCCCGATGCTCCAGACAGCCTGCCAGCACGTTTAGTGCCCGGAACTCCTCTGCGTTCATCTTGCCAGTGCGGTACTGGATGTAAATCTCCCGGCGAGCTGTGTCCAGAGCCTCCAGAACAGCATCGCCATCTTCCCAGTCGGTCAGGGATTCCAGTGTGGCAAGCTGCTTGACAAAATCGGTTTTATCCACGTTTCCACCTCCTCAGTGCCGAAGAAAGCTCTCCGGCAGCTCCAGCCAGTCCCGGACATCGTCCTCGCTCTGTCCACCATCTGCAAAAACATCCAGCACATTGGGCACCAGTCGCCGCGCCATCTCCTCATCGTCCATGTCGCGGATGCAGTCAGCAACGGTGTTCTGGTTGCTCTCGCGGATGGTCAGGCTCAGCTTGACGGTAGAGCCATCGTGCCGCGTCCATGAGCAGATGAGGCTCTGGCCTCCAATCTTTTCCAGTGCGGTCAGCATCGTATCACGACAGGTCGCAATAATCTTCTCGCTCTCATTCACGTCCATGTTATCGCCACTCCTTCCCGGTGTTTTTGTCCCTCAGAGGGATTCGGCCCAGAATCTCAAATCCTGCAAGGTCGGCCACCTGACGCAGCAGGGGCACAAGGATGCTGATTTGCAGCATGGTCGCAGCATCCTTCTGACGCTCATCTTTGCGGATGTTCTTCATGGCTGCGGCGGGGGTCGGGTCGGCGTAATGCTCAGCATTCCGACCCATATCATTGTCACGGTTCATCGGGTCACGCTCCATTCTCCAACAGGTCAAACAGGGTGGGTGCATCTCGCTCAGCGTCCGCGCTCTCCAGATAGCCCACACCGTCCCGGAAATAATCAGTGTTCAGCTCTACGCCCTTACCACGGCGGCCCATCTTCACGGCCTCATAGGGCACAGTGAACAGCCCTGCAAAGGGGTCAGCTACCAGCTCGCCCTCGTTGGAGTACCGCTCAATCAGCCGCTGCACAATGTCCAGCTGGAGAGGGCAAACATGAAGGTTCTGCCGCCGCTGGCTCTGGGAGGTATTCAGGGTGCGCATCCGCACGATGTCATCCCAGACCGTCATATCCCAGCTTCCCGGGGCGACAACCATGAAGGTGGAAGGCAACCGCCCGTCTTTATCCAGACTTTCGGCCAGCTTAACGTGCTCGGCGTAAGAATAGACGGTATCACGGCTGAATTTGCGGTAGACCGCCTGCAACTTCGAGGTGGGTATCTTCTCCAGTTCTTCCCGGGTAAAAGGCCGGTCACCGCTGGAACGCCAGAAAGCATGGGCGTCAATCTGCCACTGTGCGCGGGTGTACTCCTCTTTAGACTTCTTCACGGGGGTATCAGCATAGCCGCGGCTGCGGTCAGTAGGCAGCTTGCGGAACAGCAAGATGTACTCAGGGCATCCAACGCCCATTTTTGTGCCATCTTTGCACTGCTCAGTCCAGCCCAATCTGTATGTTTGATTGTTTTCCCTCACCACATCGGTGACCACGGTAATCATCCCAAAGTACGCAAAGCCATGTTTGCGGAAATGGGCGATGCAGTCAGCATGGAACGGCTCAATGGTAGGCGCAGCCAGCCCGGTGACGTTGGCGAACTCCACGCGGTCTTTGACATGAATCGCAGCCACGCGGCCCGGCTTCAGAGTCCGCAGCAGCTCAGGGGTGAGGAAGTCCATCTGCTTGAAGAACTCATCATCGTTCGGGTTGTGTCCGAAGTCGTTGTAGCTGGGGCTGTACTCATAGTGGTTGCCGAACGGGATAGAGGTCACATACAGGTCGATGCTGTCTGTCGGCCAGCTCCGTACCTCTTCCACGCAGTCGTTGTTGATGGCCGTATAATTGTTTCCCTTAACTTCCACACGCTCACATCCTATCGTTCGTTTCAGGGCCTCCAGAGCAAGGCTTCCGAGGCCGTACTCCTTGATGATCTCCTCCATCTTCTCGCTCAGCTCATCATACTGCCGCCACTTGCGCTGGAGGGCCAGCAGAACCTCCGTTTCGGTGTCCATATACAGGATGTCAATGATGACGGGGGCCTTCTGCAGGAAGCGGTAGATGCGGTGGATGGCTTGGATGAAGTCATTAAACTCATAGTCGATGCCCATAAAGATTGCCCTATGGCAGAATCTTTGGAAATTGCATCCAGAGCCGGACAGGCTCTTTTTCGTGCCAAAGATGCGGGTACGGCCCTGCGCAAAATCCATGACGCGCTGTTCGCGGGCCTCCAGCTCCATGCTGCCATAGATGTCCACCATCTCAGGCACAGCCTTTTTGAGGGCCTTGCGCTCATCTTCGAGGTCGTGCCAGACCACGAAATGCTCATCGGCGGGAGCCTCAGCAATGATGCGGGCCACCTCAGCAGCGCGGATGTCAATACTATCCCGCTTCTCTTTGGCAGCATCAGACAGCCCCATTGCAGCATCATGGCCGAGCTTCATCTGGCCGTCAGCCTCAAACTCCGCAGGGCGGTCAAGACTGGTGAGCTTGTGGTATTGGATGTCCATCGGGGGCAGGGCGTACCCTTCATCCGAAAAGCCAAGGTCGGAAGGTTTCTGGAGGAACAGCCCCCAGCTGGCGCACCAAATCCAGAACTCGCGCTCGCGGCCCGGATAAAGGGTCAGGTTGTTCGCTTTGGTGGAATCCCGCTTGAAAAAACGAGTAAGAGCCTGCCCAGTGTCCATAACCTCCAGAAAACCAGCATAGTGAATCAGCTCTTTGTACCGGTTCGGGGAAGGCGTGGCCGTGTTGGTCAACTTGTACTTGACCCCCTTGAACTTCAGCATAAAGCTCTGGTACGTCTTGGAGCCGAAGCTGCGCAGAGTGGCCGCCTCATCCAGAGAAACAGCAGTAAAGCGGTGCGGGTCAATATCGCCATCTCGGACGCGCTCATAGTTCGTCAGGACAATGGGTGCTCCACTGGCCTCCACCTCTGCCATCGTGCGGCAGTAGGGAGGTTCGGCCATCCCCAGCAGATTCACAGCATCTGCCTTGAACTCAGGCAGCACGTTCAAGGGCATCACGATGAGTACCTGTCCACCCTCATGCTTCTGCAGGATGCGGCACCATTCGAGCTGCATGGCAGTCTTGCCAAGGCCAAACCGGGCAAAGATACCCCGGCGGCCCCCACGCAGTGCCCACAGGACACTGACGCGCTGGTGGTCTTTCAGCGCAGGGTTGACCTCGGACGGGTCGATCTCAATGCCAGACATGGGCGCGATGTCAATTTTCTGCTCCAGAAACTCGCGGTAATTCATAACGCACACCCCCTTTCTGAGGCTCCAGCTTTGCCCCACAGCAGGGGCAGACATCAACACGGCGCGGCGGCATCCTGTCAACCAGATACCCAGCAGACACGCCCAAAGCTTCCGCAAACTTGCGGATAGCTTCAATGCCAGGCATTGTGCCGCCCCTCTCATACAGACTTACGACCTGAAAATCAGTTCCCAGCCTATACGCAAGCTCTTTCTGGCTCAGACCGGCAGCCACACGGCAGGCTTTCAGCCTCTCGCAGAAAATTCGGTCCATTTTATCATCTCCATTTGGTTTTATTCAGGTTCCAGCTCAGGCCCTCTTGTTCCACTTCCTGATTTCGTCAGGCGTGTTCGAGAAGGAATAGCCTTGGGTTCTCTCGATTCCGTCCGGCTCGTAGGTCACATTGCAGTCACCCAAGATGCAGTCGGTGGTAGTCGGGTGCCTCCAGTAGATGTGACAGAACTTGCCAATCGGCTTGCTCTGCTCATCCAGCAGGGCAAAGTCTTTGCCTTCCTGCTGGAGCTGCCTGCCGCAAAAAGGGCAGGCTTTGGGGATATTCACATTGCACTTCATCCGGCAGCCTCCTCAGATGTCCCAGTCGGAAGGAACACCGAGGCGGCATTCTCCATCGCCATCATTGCTGGTCGGCTTATCAAGCGGGCACCCCGGGCAGCCTTTCCCGGCAGCCAGCCAGTTCTTGCAGAATCTTGACAGCGCAGCAGCAGACACCACCGGGTATTTCGGAATATATTTCTCCAGCATACCAGTCGCAGAAAAGCCTCTGCATTCGTTTGCCCTTTCCAGCATCTTCACAGCGTCATCCTGTTCTTGCTGAGATTCGCAGTGAATGGTGATGTCGTAGGTATCATCATAGACAGCCCACTTGCCATCTTCCCGGCAGAACAGCACCAGCTCTTTTTCGTTGCTCATGTCCACATCTCCCGTAAGTCCTTTTTGACCTGTGCGGATTTTGCTTCGAGATACTCTGCAAACTCTTCCAGGGCCATGCCCTCGTTCTTGAACTCGCCGACCATCTCCCAGTACCTGTCGCCAACGCGGATGATCTTCTGCACCTGCTCATCGGTCAGGCCCAGCTCACACCGCAGATTCTGAATCAGGGCACCCCATGTGATGGCAATGCCATCCAGAGCCATGAGAAAGCCGCAGAGCTGATTCTGCCGCACGATCTTCCTCATGTTGGTGGTCATCGCCACTTTTCCGCGCGGCTGGCGGCTCCCGAATTTACCCATTGTTCTTTTCCTCCAGTTCAGGGCCTGTGATGTTGGGCATCCAGTGGGTGACATCATCCAGAGGAATGCACTCTCTGTTCTCAGCCCAATCTCCGTTGTCATACATGAATGCGGTCAAGATAGCACCATCGGAGCAGTACACGATGACATCAACATTCGGGTCAGGCGGGTCTTTCTTTGCATCTCTCCAGAGCTGGCGGGCCATTTCCTGCGGGTCAGCTTCAGGCAGGGCATCAATAACCCTGTTCACGTCTGCCAAGGTTTTGATGTAGCCCAGAGTGGCCTCCATGAAAAGATGCCGCTTCAGGGTTTCGGCCCCAATGTATTTCTGCTCACTCATGCCAAGCCCTCCTTTGCAGGCGCAGGCTTTTTAGTCCACGCAACGACCTTGCAATCGAAGTTCTTGCAGTTGCCCGTCCATTCTCCATCTGTCGTGTGTGACACGGTAACGATTCTGGATTTATCAGGAAATTCGAGGGTGACAAGTACCTCATTCGACACGGTTTCAAACATCCCTGGCAGCCACCGCTTGGTGCCTTTGAGCTTTGCAAACCCAGATTCATGCTCCGGCGGCTTCCCGGTGTGCCAGTTCAGGCAGCTTGCAGGGTCAACAGCAGGAGCGTTCTGAATCATCTCCGCGATGACATCAGCCGTACCGCTATGGTGGCCCAGCACAGTGCCATTCTGCAGGCCCATGCCAGAAACTTTGTCGTACAGGTCATCCGCGTAAATCAGCTTTTTCTCGCTCATTTGTCGCATCCTCCATGATGAACCCACAGACGGGGCAGTAATTCCAGACCCACATATCGAACTCAGACTGTGACATCGTGGCATCGCAGTTGCTACACACGATTGCCGGTTCCTTGTGGCAGTCATCAGGGCCATCGGTCACGATGACAACCTTCTCCGCACTCTTTATCCACTTGGCATGGCCGCGCAGGTCATCCGGGTGGATGGTCGGAAGGCTGCCCAAATCTTCAAGCTCGCACGAAATAGATTCGCTGTGGGGTGCAAGCTCGTCCAAATCCGGCTCTCGCAGCTTCTCTTCCAAGGTTTCGCGCAAACGAGCTTCCAGCTCTCCAACATCTGCCAGCCGGATGATCTTCTTTTCCTCAGCCATCCTTCGTCACCTCCTGAGGCTCAGGCTTCAGGGTGGGAGCGGCAAAGATGCAGCTGATGGGCACGGCATACACGCCTGAGCCGTCCTCCTCTTTGCAGTAGATGGCCTGCTTCAGCAGCTCATTGGCATCCACAGGGCGAACATCATTTGCCATCGTCCTGCGCCTCCTCTCCGACCTTCCAGCCGATAAGGTCGCAGATGCAAGCCTTATCCTTTTTGCACCAGTGGATAATAAACCGATCAGGAAGGAACGACCCGTGAAATACGCTTGTAACACCGTCTCCTCCCAGAGTTTCGGTAATGTCTTTGATGGCCCAGTTCACAGCCTGCGTGACATCCACTTTTTCCTCGAAGATACATCCACAGTTGCGGCACTTAAAAAGGCCGGTCCTTCTCTCAGTCATTCGTCTGCACCTCCTCAGGCTCCAGCATCTTCCGGCTGCAGCTCTGGTTATAGCAGACAGGGCAGCAATAATGCAGATACTTCACCCCGGCCAGAATCTCCGGCGGCTGGCACATCACCATCGGCCTGCCGCAGTTCTGGCAGACAGGCCAGCCCAGTACGGCAACATTCTTGCGCTCCGCAAGACGTTTCTTCCAGCGTGGGTATTTTTCCTGTGCCTTCTCCCAGCATTCTTCGTAAAACTCCTGCATGGCAAAGCCGTTCACAGGCTCACCCAGCAGGGCATAGATGCTGTTCAGGACATCCCCGAACTCTTCTTTCAGATTCTCCCAGCACTCTTCGATGGTCTTGGGAGTGGGGTTCGTGCCATCCAGAGCGCGGCGCAGCTTCAGCGCGGCCTGTGCCCCTTCAGAGAACTCTTCGGACATCTGCGCCAGAATCTCGGTCGGGGGCAGAATCTCCGAAACCTTCTTTTCTTCATCCATTGTGTAACACCTCTGTTTTTTCGATTTTCAGCTTCTCAGTAGGAAGCTCCGGGTGGAAGTTCCGGGCAGCGAAAAGGGCCACTTCCTCAGCCTCTTTCCGGTTCTCAGCCTTCACCTCATACCAACCGAGGCCGGCAAAGGTGATTTTGTACGTCATGGTCACGCGCTGTCCCTCCCAACAAAAACGCCTGAGTAAAGGCTTTCGCCCACAGAGTAGTGATAATACTCGTGACCGGCCGGAATGCCCTCAGAAGGCTTCTGTGTAGGTCTGAGTGCCATCTGGTGCCCTCCAGCAAGAATGAAATACTCCGCTCCGCTCACAAGTCGCTGCATCCAGCCTTCCGCAGGCTCAGCAGGGAAGCTGCGGCCATCCATACAGCAGACCGCCACGGCGGGCTGCGCGGGAAGGGAGAAAAAGGAAAGCTGCTCGACTTCCATCGCCTGTCACCTCCACCGGGATGGTTCGACCCGCACAGGCTCGAACTCATCAAATTCCGGGTAATACCTTCTGGCCATCTCCACAGCCTTGTGCTCAGCGTCCTTCTCGTTGGCCGCCTGCACATCATCCCAGCAGTGGAGGTCTGCGCCGCCTTCGTTGCGGCACTCCACTAAAACCCTGAACTTACCCATTGGCTGCCTCCAGTCTGGCCGGGGTGGCCCCGGCTCTCAGGCGGGCAGCCTCCCTCGGCGTAGTAGAAATATCACCCTGTGCCTGCTTCAGGAACTCCACCCGGCGGTATGTAAGGTCAGGCGTTCGGGCCAGCTCTTCCAGCCCTCCAACGCTGCCTGCATACTTCTTGGCTGCCGGTGGCAGGCTCTCGAACAGTTTCTTCAGCTCTTCTGTGCCATCGCTCCGTATCAGGCCGCCGCGTTCGTCCATCCCTACCACCATCGGCCAGTTGCGCCAACTGATATATTTCTGGGCCTTGTGTGCAGCATCTGCCAGAGCGGACCACTCAGCATCCGGGTTGATGCCCTGCGTGAGCTGGTCGAAGATGTCAGCCACGGTGATGGGGAACTTACACACCCTGTTCGCGGCCAGAAAAGCCCTTTTGACCACCTCGCCGGGATAGTCCCGGAACTGGTACGTCCAGACATCCAGCATGATCTCCATCTCGGTATCTGTCAGGGGCTTTGAGCCGAGCTTATACAGAACGAAGTTCATCTGGATGAGCTTTGCAGCATCTTCTTTCGTCACGGTTCAAACCCTCTTTCCTTGTCCATCTTTGCCAGTACGCGGTCGAGCTGGCTTCCTACATCCTCAGCAGGCTTCCGGGCATTTCCAGCCCGGTTGCCTTGTTGCTGGCGGCTCTGGTACTGCTCATCACTTGCAGCAGCATCTCCGGGAGTGCGGATGCCTTCATGTTTCCAGTTCCGCAAAATCCCATCGACATAGTTCCACGACCGTCTGCTTGCTTCCGCAGCTTTATCAATAGCCAACAGAATCATCTCAACGCTGAACACTTCTCGCCAGCCTTGCAGCTTCTCCAGAGCAGACCTCGGAAACATCCCAATGGAAGATTCGTATCGCTGAACTATCTGGGCAAGCTCAGAATCAGCACCGTTTTGCTTAACAACAACAGTAGATATATCTGATACGTCAGTATCAGAGTAATTCTTAATTCTTAATTTTTGGTTTTCATGGGTTTCGTTGGGTTTCGTTTGGGTTTCCATGGGTTTTTCAGAAAACCCATCGGTTTTTTCAGCTTCTTTTGAAAACCCATCGGTTTCTTTGGGTTTTCTTGGCCTTCCACCCTTGCGCCCATTTTCACGGTTTGCAGCAGCAGTCTTGCGGTAGGTCTGGATGTTCCCATCAAGAGCTTCCCTCTGGGATTCAAAGGCAAGTTGCTCAATGGGCTCCAGCCCTTCAGGTTCCTCGCCCTTCTCAACATAGGCGGCCATTGCCGTTATGACATGGCGAAATGCTTTATCGTCCAGAATGTTCAGCAACTTGAATGAGGTAAACAGAATCAGCAATCCCTTTGGGCGGTCATTCTCAATTTCGCCCGCCATCGGCCCACCTCCTTTCTCCGGTTATAGGAATCAGAACGGGAGGTCATCAGCATCGTCATTGATAATGCGGTCAGCATCATCGGCATACTGCTGAGCAACGGGGGCAGGTTGAGAAGCTACCGGGGCCGGTTCTGCATCAAAAGGCGTAGGGCCTTCTTCCTCGGCAAAGCCATCAGTGGCAGCTGTGGCAGGCTCTCCAGCAGGGGCCGCCGGCTGCATCAGGTCAATGGCCATCTGTACCCACCGGGCATTGACAAGGCCGCCAACGACCACCCCGTCAACATCCAGAAGGCTCCAGTACGTCTTGCCATTGGCCTCCCGGCTTTTCAGCTCCTTACCGCAGACCTCCACAAAGTCGCCCTTCTGCAACAGGCCGTCCCACTGGTCGAGGTTCTTCCAGAGGCAGCACTCCACAAACACGCTGTTCCACTTGCCAGATTCGTCCTTTACGCTGTGGGCCTTCACGCTCAGGCTCAGGAAGGAGTTGCCGCTTTTGGTTTCCTTCATTTCGGGGTCACGGGTCAGGGTTCCGGTAACTTTCGTTCCGGTGCTGGTCTTGATAATCACTGCTCATCGCCTCCAGTTCCAGCATTTGCAAAGGGGTCGCCCTCAACTTCGTCAGCTTCAACGGCCAGCGGTGCAGGCTCTTCCTTCTTGGGCTTCTGGATGCGGCGGCGGGGAGGAACAGTGCCAGCGGCAGCAGCTTCATCAGCAGACAGCTCGCGGAAATCGGCCTCTGCATCAACAGGAACTTCGCTCTCGTCAATCAGGCCGCCAAAGGTAGCAGGGAAGGCTTCACGCAGGGTATGAACCAGAGCAACCTTGCGAATCATAGTCGCAGGCTTGGTCACCCACAGGGATTTTTTGGTGTCATACTCGCTGAAGTTTACCTCCTCGTAGAACGGGCGGGAGCGGTCTTTGCGGTAGGTTTTGGCCCAGCCTCCGACCAGAGTTTCGCCCAGATAGACGATAGAGCCTTCACGATGAATCAGCTCTCCAGCAGCTTCATCCATAACAATGACGCCGGCCTCAAAGCCATCATACTGCGGGTGCGCCTCTGCCATCTTCATGTAGCAGGTCTTGCCCAGAACAATGGTACTTGCCGTATCACCGTTCTTGTTATCATAGTGGATGAGGTAGGCTTCCTTGGTAAAAGGGTTGAGGTGGTACTGCTTGCACGTTTCCAAGAAGATACGGCACTCGGCGATGGTGGCTTCCTTGCAGATAAAGTTCCGCACATCATCAAAGGTGACGGTCATGCGCTGGCCGTCCATCGCCTCGATCTCCACAGGGTCAGAAGATGCAGCAGGCTGCATGGCCTCATTCTGCTGCCGCGCCTGGGTGACAAAAGAACGGCCCTGCGTGGTGGTTACGGTAGTAGTGGCACCATTGCCACCGGCTCTTGAAGTGAATCCCATAATAATTGACCTCCCATAAATTAAAATTATTTGATGCAGCCAAAACGGAAACCGCGCTCAGCAGCTCCATTTTTGAACCACTCAATGTCCTGCTGGGTGAACTCAACCCAGAAGCGGTAACGGTTGCGCTCAGGTTCTGCAGCAGGCTCAGGCTGCTCAGCATCCACAGCGGATTCGTTCACGGCTTTGAAATCCAGCCGCCCCTCCGAGGTGATAAACATCTTGGCTTGCGTTGCAGCAGCCGCGCGAGCCTTCATTTCGCGTTCCTCATCGGTGGGCTGCACAAAGACAGGAGCAGCAGCACGGGCACGTTCTGCGGCAATTCTGGCCGCCTCAGCTTCACGCTGAGCTGCGCGAGACTTTTCACGGCGGTTGTGCTCTCGCATAGCTTCGTTGACGCTCAGGCTCTTCAGGTACTCCGTGGTGCAGGCTTCCACATCTTCGCCACAGGTATCTCGAATGGCTTCCATATCGCTCTTGATGTCCTCAATGGCCTGCCGCAGGTCTTTTGTGGCCTTGCTCAGGTCATAGGTCTTGTTGAGCCACTGGGGAACCAGCAGCCTCTCGAACGGGATGAGCGGCTCCAGCTCCCCGATGCTGTCACGGTAGACCAAACGCAGGCTGGAGGCTTTTTCCTCCCTCTCAGCCTGCTCCACAGCTTTCACCTGTGTATCAATGGCCCCGGACACCTGTGCACACTGGGCCTGCATCTTCTTGATGCTGCCCTGAAAGTCCTCCAGAGGCTTCATGTACAGCTTCTTTGCGGCGGTCAGAGATGCGCCAAGCTGCTTGTTCCAAGCATTGACCTTGGCACGATCTTCTTTGGCTCCCTTGATGCTCTCCGGGGTATACACCCGGCCAGTATAGGCAGCAAGCATTTCGTCAAGGTTCCGCTGGACTTCCTCTTCGTTCCAGCTCATAGCCGGAATGACCGGGCTTTGCACCCGGACTGTCAATTCATTCGTCATCGGCTTCATCCTCCCATTTTTCGTTTTCGGCCTCCAGCTCAGCAGCCTCAGCCATCTGAGCATCGGTCATAAAGTAATAGCCATCGGGCGGCTCCATCGGAGGTGCGTACCCATCAAGGGCAATGTCGTACATTCCCCAGCTCACAGGTCAGCCCACCTTCCGGCTGTCATCACTGCGGCTCTGGCTGTTCTTCACGCGCCCATAAGGGCTGCTACGGGTGAACCGCTTATTGTCCTCATACATCCCATGCAGAGAGAGGGCCAGACCAAATGCCAGCGAGAACAGAATCAGCGGGGCGGCCTTGGCGGCCTCAGCAGCTTCCCACTGGCCGTATGCAACAAGAGCATACTGCATGGCCTGATTCATCCAGACCACAACCTGACCGGCTCCAACCAGTGCCAGAGCCGCAACGACCAGACCTTCGGCCTTCCGCATAAACCTACGCATTTTCGTTTCCTCCTACGTCTCAAACATCAAGCAGTATCTTTTTCGTTTCCTACGGGGTGCAGGGGTGCCAGAGGCTTGGGGTCATCCTTATGGACCTTGTAATACTCCAAATCCTCAGCCTTGAAATACAGTCTGCTCTTGCTGCCCTTCTCGCCACGAGTGTAGGCAGTGAGCTTGCCCTCCCTACGGAGCTGAAGCACCCTAGAACGGTGAACGCCCAGAACCTCAGCAGCTTGGTCGGTGTTGTAGTATCCAGATTCGGGCACGTTTCCCACCTCCTTTCTGTGTTTTCATATCAGCAGGCAAAACAAGCATAAATGAATTTCTTCGCATTGCAGTTGCTTTTCTTTGCCCTTGCTACTCCAAGCTCTGCGATACTCCGCTTTGCCACTGCATATCAAAGCATCGCCATGCGTTTTCTCGCCTTTCTCTGCCGTTGCAGGGTATCGCATAGCTGCTCCACGCCTTTGCTGCTCATCGCCCTTCCCAGCCATGCCCTTGCCGCGCCCTGCCTCTCTAGGCAATGCCATTGCAAAGCATATCGCCTCGATTCGGAGCTATTCCTTTGCAGAGCGAGGGTATTCTCTGCTTTGCCATTGCTTCACCCTTCCATGCGGTTCCTTTGCGCTGCGCCACGTCTCAAGGCAGTGCCATAGCCATGCCATTATCAGCAATTCCGAGCTGTGCCTTGGCGAAGCGAACCAGAGCGGACCGATGCCATTGCACTCAGTCAAGAACCTCGTAGGTGAAGCGGCCCTTACCAGAGTTGCGCCACTGGCCAATGCCACGCATCGCTCCATAGTCAAGCCATTCCAAAACGGCCTTTTCGTGGGAATCATCCATGCACAGCACCTCAAACTCACAGGTGGAGCCTGCAGGAATCTGCTCAGAGTTGGCAAGGCTGCCGCGCTCGCCCTGTGCAGTCTGGGCACGGAGAGGACGCTGGCACTCAGACATCTCACCACTAAAGCAAATAGGAATCATCCGGGGCGAAACAAAAATCAGACCATCAATGACCTTCTTGTAGGCGGTGATCTTGCCAGATTCGTTCACGGCCTTCTTCTTGCCGGTCTCAGTCTTGCCACCAATGCGGCCCAGCATCCCGCAGGAATCTTTGAAGAAGCCCTTAATCTGGTAGTCGTACAGAACAGGCTGTCCAGCTTCGTTCCGGGGGAATACCGTCATGCCCTTGTCTGCCACAGCATCAGCTCCCAGAGCTGCCACCTCATCTTCGACAGTAGCAGCATCAGGGGACTTGCTGGCGATGAACTCGCGGGCGATGTTCTGGTTGCTGGGCCATGTTCCCAGCACAGGCTCAGTAAAGGTGAGCTTGACCTTCAGTTTTTTCATGGTTTCATTTCCTCCCATTTTTATTTGCGGTTGGCTCCCGCGACACCCTTTCGGGTGTTTCGGCTGCTGCCACGCAGCCATCATCAGGCGGGGAAGGCAGGACACTCAGCTCCACGGAAGTGAGTGAGCCGAATTGCGTGTTTCAGCTCCTTCTCGCTCATACAGGGAGCGGAGAGGTTGCTGACAAACCCAATGGCCCACCAGAGGCCCTGCAAGTCTGGCGGTCAAGAACCGCCCTGCGCTCAGCATCAGACTTGGCTGCGCTGTACCGCTTCAGGGTGTTCTGGCAGCTAGCAATGAAGTTAGAAGGGATATTGATAGATGCGGCGTTCATGGTGTGTGCCTCCTCACAGGGTAACGATTGCGCCGAGGTCATTCTTAAAGACTGTGCGGCCATCAGAGCAGACCTTCCAGAAGCGGAAGGTTTCAACGACCTTGCAGGAACCTTCAGCAACCACGCGGCTGTTAGACTTGCGCACATAGTGGTCAAACTCGGCCTTGAAGCTCTTCTTGTTGGCCTTGATGATATGACCTGTGTAGGTTGCGCTCTCAATGATGCAGCCAATGCACTGGCTGGTATAGCTGCTCACCTTATCATTCACACTGAACATCTTTCGCGCCTCCATCAACCAGCGTAAGACAGCACACAGACGAAGTTGTCTTTCTGCATGGCCTTCTCAACGAACTTCTCACGGGCAGCCTCAGTCTTGAAGCTCTTGCGCTTGGTAACAACCTCATCACGCTTGTTGACTTCCTGATAAGCAATCTCAAACATTTTTGTGACCTCCTGTTTTCGTACTACTTTTGACAGTGCTATTATACTAGCTTTGAGCTAATTTGTAAATAGCTTTTCGCTAATTTCTTGATATTTTTTAGCGGAAAGCTATTTTCTTGGTGGAAAACGCTTCCACTAGCAGATGCTCCCGACATTTATGCCGGTATCATCCAGCAGCAAAAAAGAGCACCAGCCGCAGCCGGTGCTCTTGTGGTAAAAAGAAAAGCCAGCAGGCAAAACGCCTGCTGGCCTCGGTTCAATATTTACTTGTTCCAGTGAATAGAATTTGCGTTTTTAGCCTTCGCTCCGTACAGGTCGAAGTTTTTATAGCCATCATCCACATATAGCATCAGGGTATATCTGTCATACAGGCTGCCTATGTCATCACTGCCAGGCTGTTTATAATAGTCATTCGCCCAACTTGCCTGAGCCGCAAGATACCGAGCTACATCTTCACCAGCCATCTTTGCGGTATCATCATCCACAACAGACGGAACCTGAACAACAATATCAATTTCGTCTTTGTCCACCTGAATGGTAACGTCCTTGATATAGTCGTACTTACACATATCTTTTTCCGCGGACGTAATGATGGATTCTCCATCAAACGTCAGCTCAGAGACATCAAGAGTGAATCCGGAGGAGCTGGAAGAGGAAGCAGCAGATTCAGAGGTCGTGCCGCTGTCACTGTGCTTCTCAGCAATAGAATCTAGCTGATCTTCAAACTCATCTTCGGCAGCAGCAACAGACGCGGCGGTTTCGCTTTCGGCTTCCTCGAAGGTTTTGGACGCTTTGGAGATAAGCTCATCGGTTTCGTAGCTATACACATCAACCAGCCCTGCGGAATCTTCACAGATATAATAGAAGTGGTTGTTTTCTACGTTCTTAACGCTCACGACTTTCCATTCGCAATCCTGCACGGTTTTAAGTCTCATGAGGTTTATAATCAACTTTTTTTGCAGATAACGGGGCGTAGAGGTCAACGGATGTAGAAAGTTCACTGTCTTCCAGATTTCCAAATGTAAAATTTATACGGCCGTATACTCCTATGCCACCAAGAACATCTGCGGCTTTATTGACAGCTTGGTCTGTGTCGTACAGTTCTTCACCCTGAGCTTGTGAGACTAGCTCAAACCCTTCAGGCGGCTCAACTGCTACGGATTCAGCGGCAGAGCTTGAAGGCTCCTCAACGCCACCAAGCGCAATAATCATCAAAAACGAAGCGATAACGGCAATGGCAAGCAGTAGCATGGTTCCTTTTTTCATTCTCATGATTTTTACCCCCATTATTTTTTGGTAAGTTCAGTATATCAGGGTGCAGCAGTCTTTTCAACAAAAAATGGGAACCAGCTTTCACCAGTTCCCAGCAGCATCAAAAAAGAGTTGTCTGTCCATAATCATCCGGGGCCTCAGAGGGAGGCTTTGCGGATCTGGGCTTGTAGATACGGGTTTGTGTCAAAACATCAATCTCACAGAACCGGAAGCCCTTGCAGTGGTTCAGCCGCCGCAGGGCCGGACCTTCCAGCATCTCGTCTTTGTAGCTGCAATAGGCCAGCTCGTCATCATTCAGACAGGCGTTGCAACAGTACCGGCAGTATTGTTTCATCCTTCAGCTCCTCCACATAGCACCAGCTTTGAGGTGCCCGATGCAGTATACAATGCCCATTCAGTCCGCAGGTGGGCGGCACCATCCTGTCGCCAGAAGGCTCATAATACTCGCAGCTCTCATTTCCGCAGACGTTGGTTCCGAACAGGCTACTAAAGCCATGTTTGGAAAAGCCAGACAGCGGCTTTGGGTTGTCGTAAACCTTCAGGTCGGAGATATGCCAGCCGCAGCCGTCACGGCCTTTGAGATATTTTTCGGCGGTTTCCTTGCTCATGCAGGCCGCTTCAAGAAGTTCATCGGCTGGTTTGTAATATGATCCGGGTGCCATAACGTACAGGCTTGCCGGTTCCCAGTTTCCTGTTTCTCCAACATGGGTTAGGCCGGTAATTTTCTTACAGGTGAACTCGCCAATGACGCGCCCCTTTTTTTCTGGCCAGCCGCCACGGTTCCACGCGGCCACATCCCGGTTGAAGACATCCATAAACAGGCTGTCACTCCCGGCCAAAGTGCAGTAGATGTACACCTTAAACGGCGTTCCATGCACAGGGCAAGTCCTGCGCACCTCAACTGTCTTTTCTCCGTCAAGAATTTTCTTGCACCATTCGGGCCGGATACTCATCAACACAGCTTTCACGCTCGCGCCTCCAATCAGTAATATTCAATCTCCACCAGAGAGGTGGACACCAGCTCAAAGCGTCCATCTTCCAGAGGGATGCGGAGCAGCTGATACTCACGCTCAGAAGATAGCTGGTCAGGTAGCAGCTCGCCGAAGTCATCCACGGTGATGGTATACTTCGGATATCGCCGGGCTGCGTATGTTCCATCTTCAATGGCAGGAGAATAGACAGTGACGTGGTAACAAGGGTGGTCAGCAGTTCCAGCCTCAGCAGAGGTGGAACCACAGGCAGTAGCCCAGAGCGTCGTCAGGGTCAGCAGCACAACGGCCACAGCAAAACAAGAAAATCTCTTTTTCATCGGTCAGAACCTCCATCACTTCACATTCTCGCCGCCGGTAATAGCGATGTCGTACTCTGCATCGAAGTCCTCAGCAGTCACACCATACCGGGCAAATTCGGATACAAATACTTCTTTGCCGCGCTCATAAGCCTGAGCGCTATCCTTTGCATAAAACGCATAGCAGGCAGCACAGACGCTGTTTTTGTTCTCAGGCTTCGGCAGGATAAGAGCCTTGTACTTTTTCAGGCCAGCATCTCCCAGAGCCTTCAGCGTGGCCATCCGCTCAGCGTACAGGTCATCGAGCTCATCGTCTACGATGGGAGAAAATCGGTGGCCCTTGGTGTGGGCGTATGCCTGCTCGTCTTTCCTCATGGCAGCAATGTCGCGGTCAATCTCCTGCAAACTTCTCACTTGTTTCACCCTCCAAACCATTCCGGTTTCTCTCTGGACACCGTGCGTACAACCTTTCCATTGCACTCAGGTCGATTTTATCAAAGCCCCCATGCTGCACAACAGCGTTTGCGGTATGCGTTGTGCAGGCCATGTTGACAAGCAGCTCAGAACTGCTGCCGCCTTCACGAGCCATCTTACACAAGATGTTATTGAGCGCGATAAGCTCCAGCCCGCTCAGCTCCACCACAGCGTAGCCGGGGTCTTTCAGGGCATCATCGCGCACCTTCAGCGAATAGATTCTCATTTTATCAGCCTCCTATCATTTCGTTACGGGCGTTCCAGAGTTTTGCAGCCTGCCCCTGTGCAACAAAGGGCGTGTCGTGCCAGTCTTTCACCCAGACAGCACCACCTCTGGCCCCACAGCTGGAGCAGGCCACGCAATACTTGCCGCCCCTGAGCCTCAGGATTCTGGCAGGGCCTCCACAGAACGGGCACGGTTTCAATTCGGATTTTGCCATCGCTCAGCCTCCCACAACAGGAACCAGCAGAAACAGCAGGAAAAACAGCAGGGCCATCACGGACATTGCCGCGGCCATACGTCTGCCATTTTTCTCCTGAATTGCATAGTTTGTATGTATTGCAGCCTTCAGCAGGCCAAATATACACAGATACACGCCGACAGCGGCGAGAACCTTTTTCATGGTTTCCAGCAGCATCTTTGCACCTCCATCAGCTCACGGCCCAATACACAATCGCAAGGGCAAAAACGAGGGCAGCCAACGAAGAATACGCCGCAATCATCAGCTTCTTGTTTCCATCTGCAACGGCTTTCAGGGCAACAGCAACCAAGCGTAAAAACAAGGTCAAAATCATGGCCGTTGCTGCGATGGCCAGAACGCTCTGCGTGACTTCTTCCAGAATCATCTCACGCCCTCCGCTGCTCGATCATCTTCATGCACAACTCCCGGTAAACATCACGCTGTGCGCAAGCAGAGATAAACTCCCGCTCGTAAGAATGCCCCCCCTCAGAAGGAGCAGCAGGCTGCACAAGGCTCTTGCGGCCATCAGAAAAGGCCTGCACAGCATTCTTGACAGGAACCGGGGCCGGGTCGGGAATGACAACAGGGCCAACAATATCAGCAGTGCCAGGAGCCTCTTTCGGTTTGGAGAGGTAGTTGTCAAGGCCCAGACTGACCATCAGGGCAAACTCGATGTCCTGCATCTCCTTATCGCACAGCTGGCCGATGTAGTCATTCAACCGCAGCTTGTCCACAGTGAAAATCTGCTCACAGAGGGCAGTGGATTCCTGCAGCTTCCCGGCAGCATTGATGTGAACGTGGGTCTGCATGGGCTTCTTCTCCCGCGTGGTCAAATAGACGATCTCCAGAGTGGAGGAGTTTTTGTTGTTCTGGTTGTTGCTCACAATGATGGCCGGGCGGCCAGCGTGCTGCTCGCTCCCAATCTCATTGCCAGTGGGATAAACATAGTAGACCTCGCCACGATAAAACATACCGTTCATGTAAAAATCTCCCTTCAAAATTCAAGTGGTCCCTAACGCAGGGACGCTTATTTTTAGACGTTGACGCAATACCAGCCGATTTCTTCCAGCAGGGTGACAGCAACCGTGCTGTCAGGTAGCAGCTTTACGAAAAGCTCAGCTATGGCATTTGCCTGCTCTTCGGTGCGGCAGAAAACTTCTTCGCCGTCTTGCCAGAAGTCGCAGGCATCAGATGGGGCCTTCGGCATCCCAGCTATCAAAATATCCAGAATATCCACAGAATCACCTCCAATCCGGTTCTGAGCGCATCTTGCCATCAGAGGCCAGCCACGCAATGTCACATCCAGTGAGAATAAACTGCATCGTCATCTCGTGGTTGATGCGGTTTCCCAGCTTGCAATAAATGATCTCCATATCCTCTTCGGTAAAGGCCGTGCCCAGAAAAGCATTGATGGAAACCCGCATGGCATTGTGGAAGCGGTCATTTCGCCACTCCTGAGAATAGGGCTGCGTCTTGAAGGCAGCCTGCGACAGCCACTCAAGCACTTTGGCTTGGACGTCCTCAGGGGTCATGCAGTCGGCCAGCAGAAAATATTGGTTTGTGCGCGGATGGGCAATAAACTCATCCCGGCTATTGATATAGCTGCCGGGGAAGGACACAAGCAACTTCTTTCGGGCCTTCATGGTATCGCCGTAGTTGTCAAACACCCTGCTCGCCTCCATTCTGGAGCATCCGAATCTGGGCCAGAACCTCACGCGCGGCCCGCTTGCCATTCGCCGTGAGCTGCCGCTGCCATGCACCCTGAGAAGGGCACCACTTGAAGGCGTGAGATTTCAGAATGGCCCGGATGTCAGGCTCAGGCTTTCCCTCAAAGATGAGCTGCACCCGCATGGTGGAGCTATTCTCGTGGTAAGTAATGCCGGGCAAGTCCTCCATGGCAACCGGCTGGGCGTTTTCCTGCACAGCGGTTTCCATTTCAGCAATGCGCTTTTCGATTTGCCGAATCTGCTTCCTGACATTCCCAATCTGCCATGTGAGGTACGGCTTGCGGTCATTCCACTGCCGCATTCGGCCTTCGATTGCAGCCTTCTCCAGAGGGCCAATGTCCGGGCATCCATCGAGAGTGTCGTTCTCACGGTAGAACAGGTTGACGGCCTTCATGTGCTCATGCTGGCCCTTGACGCGCTCCAGCTTCTTCCGCAGGGCGGTCAGAGCTTCCGGGTCGCGGCTATTGATGGGGGCGTTGTGCCCATAGTTCCGAATATTATTCAGCAGCTCAACAGCCTTGTTATAATTCATAAGGTTTGCGCTCCAAGCCTCACCCTGACGCTTCTTCTTTTCCACAGGGAAGTTGGAGCCTCCGGCAATCAGGATACCGGGGCACCATGTACCAATCTCGTTGTCGCGGTTGATGTAAAAGGCCAGCGTCCGCTCGTACTTGTCAAGCATCCCATCCACCCGGTTGCGCTGGGCGGTGGTCTTGCACTGGGCCTTCACTTCTTCAGCAATGCGCCGCGCCTCATCCACCTGACGCTGATATTCAGCAGTGGCAGAGCCTTCCACATAATCTCGCGTGGAGCGCATCTCGTGCGCTCGCCGGGCCATATCTTCGTTGATTTCATAGCTCATTGTTTACGACCTCCATTCACTTGCGGGAAGAACAGCCTCCCGATGTCCTTCTGCGGGATGTCCATCAGCTCACAGATTGCAGCAATCTGATCTCCACGCCAATGGGAATGGCCCCGCATCTTCATAGAGAATGCGCCTTCGCTGATGCCAACGGCTTCAGCAACCTCCCTGTCATGGTATCCGTGCTCATGGAAAATGCCCCTCAGGGCATAGAACGGAATATTGCGGTAGCTCCCAACAGGGGGCTGCCCAGCAGCTCGAACACGCTCGTTCATTCTTTCTTCGCCTCCTTCCCAGTGAGAGCAGCAACAGCATCGTCAATGTCGTATTCGCCAACGCAGTTGATGCGGTTGTATGTCCTGAGCTGCGCTTCCGCTCCATCATTCCAGACCTTCAGGTTGGCATACTTGCCGGGGTTCTCCGCAGCCTTCCGATATGCTTCTCCAAAGCTGTCAGCCTCAACATCAAAGCTGCCCCAGACCTCCAGAACTGCATCGATTGTGTATTTTGCCATCCTTTCCACCTCCTCAGACATCCCGGCACACCTTGTGGTATGCAAACCAGTGGCCATGCCGCCGGAACAGATAGAACCAGTTCGTGAACTCCTGCCCTGTGCAGTCATATTGGCTGTTGTAAGCTTCCAGATAGCAGTTGCCGCGGAACCAGTCAGCAGCAGCCTCTTCGTGCATCCTGTCCAGTTCATCAGGCAGCCGAACCAAATCCAGATGGCCATTATAATCACCACTGATGATGCGCACATTGGAAGCCGGGCGGTTATTGTAGCTCCGAATCTCCCTCTTAACAGTTGCAGCCAGATTCTTCACGTTGGCCTTCTTTTTGGAAGAGGCGGGAACATCTTTCTGCATGAACATCAGAAGCGCATACGCATCCCGCAACTTCTCATCATCGGTAATGTTGAACATGGTCTTTTCCTCCTATCAGTAAATCTCGCACCGCTGCATTTCCTCAACATACTGGTTGATTTTCTCCAGCGTAGTCCATGTGGGCTTGCAGTCCTCGGGGAGGCTCGCCCACAGGCTCCGCATTGTCTGTGCCTGGTTCTGGACGTTTCCGGCCCAGAGGCAAGCATCGCTCCGGTGGCCAGCTCCAAGGAAGTATCTGCAATCTGACAAGAGGCGGTCAAGAAGAACATAGCGGTCGTGCTCGCTGCGGTTTTGCGGGTCAATCTCGCAGCTCCCGAACTCAGCATCAAGCGGAAAGTACAGACGTGCAGAGGCTTCCAGATAGTGCGGCCAGTATTCAGGGTACAGCCCATAGGAGCCATCGGGAAGCACTGTGAAGGCAGTAGCAGTCACAACAAGGATGTTCCTTTCAAGGGGAAGGCCGCGAAAGGTGTTGATTGCGATTCTGGCACATTCCATCTCGCCAGTGCCAGCAGTAAGATAATGAGTGATGGCCTTTGCCGGGTCATATCCGGCGGCCTTCAATCTTTCTAAAACGGTCATGTTCTTGCCTCCCTTAGAGTGTTTTTGCGCTGCTCTTAAACCCGCAGACGTAGGTGTAGGTATCTTTGCGGCTGCAATGCTCAGTACAGACCACACGGAACATCCGCCGCGGGTGGAGGTTCTTCCGAACCTCTTTTTCGTACTCAGCCATCGCGTCATCATAGGCCCTGCGACCGGAGTAGAAAGAGTGGCTGCGCCATCCAGTCACATCAGAGGCCCCAACAGGCAGGAACCCTGCCTGCACGATGTAAAACTTCTGTGCCATCTCAAACGCCTCCATTTTGTAGCCAGTTCGCAGCAGCAGCCCGGTCGGCTACGCTGATATAGAAAGCCCTCAGGTTCTCCAACCGCTTGAACTCGTCTCCATCTTCGCCGGAATTCCACCGGGCGCGGTCAATGGTCGGCTGGAGCCTCTCGGCCCAGCTGCGGAAGTTCTCGGCAATATAGGAGTGGTTCACATCATCCACAACCAGAATCTCAGCATTGGCGGCGTTCCAGCTCTTAGCATCCATCTTGGTGCGCCAGCTTCCAGCATTCACCGCGATGGGCCAAAAGGCCGTGGCATACTTGCCCTCACTCAGCTTGCCGCTCCTGCACAGCTTGTTCAGGCAGCAGCTCTCGCCGTACCAGCCGGGGTCGCCGGGTGCGTGAATCACCGCGAACAGGCCATTATCCGACTTGAAATAGCCTCCAGATACCAGCACCACATCGCCGGTCTGAATCTGCCTGCCGTTCTTATCAACCATAAAAATAAACCTCCCATGTACTCATTATTTTCTGCGGTGGCTCCCGCGACGCTCCGGGTGGAGCGTTTCGGCTGCTGCCGTGCAGCCATCATCAGGCGGGGTTGATTTCGATGCTTTTTTCGAGGTATCCATCGGTCCAGATGGAAACCGTCCAGTTCAAGTTGTGCTTTTCCGCGAACCGTTTCGCAGTGTCGAACACTCCATCGGCTCTATCACGATATTCGGTTTTCACGACTTTGAAGTTGACCGGCGTCCCGTAACGGACTTCATACTGTTTCATGGTTTAGTCCTCCTTGTTCTCCAGCAGCTCCCAGTCAGCAGGGTCAAACTGGCTGGCCGGGTAAATGCTGCGGTCATCAGCAAGGCACATGATCTTTTTGCCATCACCGTTGACATCACAGAACATCACGGACATGGTGCCGTCCTCCTCGTTCCAGACCTTGTTTCCCTCGTGCAGCACATCGAAACTTTTCATTTTTCTTTCCTCCAATTCAAGGCTCAGCCAAAATACTTGGCAGCAAAATCCTTTTTGCTCATAACATGAGCATCGTACACGTACTCGATTGCGTCTTAGGAATCCATATCCGCACCATTGACAAGCTCTCTCACCTGACCGGTCAGGTTGTTCTCTCGGATGTACTGTTTCATCATTTCGATGTTCTTCATTTTTGTTCCTCCAAAGTGTTGATTTTTTTATTGGTTGATGCTATCATTTAGCTAGTTTCTAACTACTTTTGACAATGCTATTATACTAGCTTTTCGCTAATTTGTAAATAGCTTTCGGCTAATTTATTTGAAAAAATTTAGCTTTTTGTTAATTTTGGAGGTTCCAGATGGGTACATTTATGTTTGACAGGCTCGATTCGCTCTTAAAATCCAGCGGAATAACAAGAAAAGCTCTCTGCCAAGCCTCAGGGCATGCGGACAACTACATCCGAATGTTCGAGAAGCGAAACACAGAACCGCCAAGGGAATTTGTGAATTTTTGCGCGGAGCAGCTAGGCACGACTAGCGCATATCTATACGGAGAATCGGACATCCCGGAAAAAGAAAAAGCCCCAGCAGCAGATAGCAGCCGAGGTGTTACGGATGAAGATCTGAAGTTCGCGCTCTTCGGGGGTGGCGATGTGACAGACGCTCAGTTCGAGGAGGTCAAGAACTTCGCTCGTTTTATAAAGGAGCGGGATGCGAATGGACAGAGTAAGTGAACTTTACGACACAGCAGAGAAAAGCGGAATAGAGGTGCTCAGCTTCCCACTGCCGGAAACGGGCAGCCTCAGCATCGAGCAGGGAGGAAGATGCTATATCGGCATTGACAGCAGCCGGAAGCTGACGCAGGCAGAGGAGGGCGCCCGATCCCCTTATCCCCATCCCCAGTATCAAAGAGGAGGCCGCCCGCCTTGGGCACGAGCTGGGCCATTGTCTATACGGAGGGTTCTACACACGCGCCACGCCCTACGATCTCATGGAACGGCATGAGGTCAGGGCCGACCATTGGTACATACTTCACGCAATACCAGAGGGCAAGTTGATGTCACTGCTCCAGCAGGGCCTTGATGCTTGGGAGATAGCAGAGGAGCTGGACACAACGGAGGAGTATGTCAGGCGGGCATACTACTTTTACAAGGACAGGAGAGGAGGTTGGCTGTGCTGTGAAAAAGAGAACAGGAACCGCGACATGGAGAGAGGCTGAAGGCCGCTGGCGAATCAAAGTCCAGAAGAACGGAACGCAAAAATGCTTTTACAGTAACACGCCGGGCAGAACCGGCCAGAGAGAAGCCAACGCCAAAGCCGATGCGTGGCTGGATGATAGCATCAGGGATGGCCGAAAGAAGGTATCAGCTCTATACGCTGAGTGGGTGGAAGATGTGGCCCTTTCAGCCGGGACATCTTATGTGATGCAGTGCAGGAAGTATGGAGATTATTATATCCTCCCAGTGGTCGGCAATCTCAGAATTGAAGAGCTGACCGAGGGCGATCTCCAGAAGGCCATTGATATGTCGTACAAAAAGAGGTGCCTGGCAAAGCGGAAGGTTATGAAAACCAGCGACAAGCCCCTCAGCAAGAAAACACTTATGACCATTCGCTCCACCTCCAACAGCTTTCTGCGCTGGTGCCGCCGGAATAAGTACACCACCCTGAACCCTGAGTTGAGCATCCCCAAGGGTGCCAGAATGGGAAAGCGGAAGATACTCCAGCCAAACGCGCTGAGAATCCTATTTTCGGTGGATACACGTCTCTGGCACACGAAGCGAATTTTCGATGACTATATCTACGCATATAGGTTCTCCGTGTCCACAGGGGTGCGCCCCGGGGAGCTTGTGGGCCTATGGTATGGAGACATCAAAGGGAACACTGTCAGCCTCAGGCGCAGCATCAACACGCTGGATGAGGAGACAACAGGAAAGAACGAGAACAGCGTCAGGTCTTTCGATATGTGCCAGCAGGCCAGAGAAGCATACGAGGCACAGGTGCAGCTCTTGAAGGCTCAGGGCGTCCAGCTCAACTATAACACGCCGCTGTTCCAGATACCCTGTCAGAGGTCGCTTGCCCGCCGGTGGGAAAAGTATCAGGACACAAACGGCATATCGCCCAGAATCACCCTATACGAGCTGCGGCACACTTTTGTCAGCATGGAGGCCGGGCAGCTCACAGAGGGGCAGCTCAAGCTTTTGGTTGGCCACAGTAAGAACATGGACACCTTTGGCGTGTATCAACACGAGATGCAGGGCCAGAGGGCAGAGTTGGCAGATGCCACCACGGAGGCCATCAAGAAGGCCCACGGGTGAGCAGCAGGCCCCAGCCCCAGACCGTGCGGGCCGGAAGAGCATTGGGTGGTCAGATTGGAACCTCCACCCAAACGGCCACCCAGTTGGCCCCAGATGGCCCCACTTTCGGCCCCACATATTTTTGTAAAAAATAAAAAGGGCCAGCAAATATATGCAAGCCCTTCCAGAAAAAACGATGCGCTTTCAGTAAAAACATCTGGTTTTTACAACGGCGATGAATAAAAACAGTTGTTCGATTCCCATTGCCCGCTCCATGCAGAAAAAAGCCCTGAGTTCTCCGGAACTCGGGGCTTTTTTGCTGGGCAGAACCGCTCAGCCTCGCTTTGCACGGCAGTTCCCCTGACAGGGGAGCCGGGTGGTGTGCGGCTGTCGTTCTGCCGTGCCTGTCAGGAGAGGCGGCAGCCTGCAGGGATGACAGAGAGGTTTCAGACGGAGAGCTTGTTCACTTTACCTGTTTACTTTGAAGCGATTTTATAGTAAAATAAGATGAATAAATCAGGGGCAGGGGAAACTCCGGCCTGATGAGAGAAATGATTTAGGTGGTGTATTGAT